CTTAAACTCAACGCTTCTATTTCTCAAGCTAATTACCAGATTAGTTCAGTCAGAAAACTCATCTCTGATATCGAAGGAGAGATCAAAGAACTAGAAGGAAGCAATCCAGATAAGAAAGCAGAGTTCGTCAAACTTGAAGGACTTGTTAAGAATAAAAAAGATCTGGGTTCTACCTATGCTGAATACAAGAAAGAACGTGATACACTGTTAGTAGCATCGCAGTTGTTGAAAGACAATGGAATCAAGACACGTATTATTAAAACGTATCTTCCAGCGATGAATCAGATGATTAATCAATATCTCCAGCGTATGGACTTTTATGTCAATTTTACGCTGAACGAGAACTTTGAGGAGATCATCAAATCTAGATACAGGGACGTATTTTCTTATGATAGCTTTAGTGAAGGGGAAAAATCTAGAATTGATATTGCTTTGCTGCTTACTTGGAGAAGTATTGCTAAGCTCAAGAATTCTGTGGATACTAACTTACTTATCCTAGACGAGATCTTTGACAGTTCACTGGATCAACAGGGTGGTATGGATCTTAGTTGGATCTTACGCAACTTCGATGATAACTCTAATGTCTATGTCATCTCCCACAGAGAAAACTTGGATGGTAAGTTTGACAGAACACTAACAGCGGTGAAGGAAAAGAACTTCTCCGTCATCCATGAGACAGTTTCTGAACTAGATTAAAATGTATTATTATCTTTATCTCATTAAATTTGAAGATGGTAAATTTTATATTGGTTCTCGTAAATCAAAAGTCCCAGCAGAAAAAGATGTAAATTATTGGGGATCTCCTGGTAAAACTATCAAACATCTGTGGGAGATGAAGAAAGAAAAACATATTCTTTTTGAGAGCACTAACATCTCACTTCAAGATTTGCGGGAGAGAGAATATAAGATGATCCAAGAAGGGTGGGAAAAATTCGGCAAAGATAAATGTATTAATAAAAATGCTGGGGGATTAACTCATCTTGATTTGGAAGTATGTAAAGAAACTGGTAAGAAAGTTTATGAACAACGAAAAGGTTTCTTCGGATGGACACCAGAGAAATGGTCTAATGAAATGAAAAAACAATGGCATTCAAATAAAAATGCCAGGGGGTTCATGTCTTGGGATGAAGAAAGGATAAAAGAGTTTAGAGAAGAACAAAGAAAGAAAAAATGTAAGACATACAAATTCTTTGATCCTGATGGAAACACATTTGTAGTTGATGATCTACCTTCATTTTGTGAAAAAAATAATCTTTCACGATCTTCTATGTGGGAAGTCGCTACTGGTAAACAGATTCAACATCAGGGATGGAGTATAGTTGGACCAGAGAAAGCAAAAGAACTTCAAGGACAATCTTGGGAAGATAGATATGAAGATAAACTATTCTATGATCCATCTGGAAAACAAATAGTTGTAAATTGTTATTCCACATTTGCAAGAAAACATAATTTAAGTGGTGCTTGTTTGAGGTTGGTTTATATTGGTGAACTTCTCCAACATAAAGGTTATAGTGTTCTGCATCCAGATGAAGTAGCAAAGAAAAAGAGAGAGTTAAAATTACAACAATCTAAAAGAAATTCAAAAACCGTTAGATTGAGAAATCCAGAAGGAAAGATCATGGAGATTACAAATCTTGTGGGATATTGCAAAGCAAATGGATTAAATCCTGGTAACATGCACAATGTTCTCACTGGAAAGGCAAAATCTTGTAGAGGGTGGACACGAGTAGACAATTTATAAACTGGACTGGGGTGCCTTCGGGCACCCCTTTTTGCGTATATACTAATGGCATCAACGCAAGACCAGCATGTCATCCCAGGAGATCAAAGGCAACCTCGCCCGCCTACTCGCTACCGAGAACCTCATTGTAGAGCACCGTAAGGTCCCTACAGCATCCTTTGACGTGGATCGCCGTATCTTGACGCTGCCTAACTGGGACCGCGCTTCTAGCGTCGTCTATGATATGCTGGTGGGTCATGAGGTGGGTCATGCTCTCTTCACTCCCTGTGAGGACTGGACTGAAGCACACAAGTGCCCTAAGGATTTCATCAATGTGATTGAAGATGCTCGCATTGAGAAACTGATGAAGCGTAAGTATCCTGGTCTGCGTAAGTCTTTCGCTGGTGGTTATAAAGAACTGAATGACAAAGACTTCTTTGGTATTGGTGGCGAGGACCTGAATACCTTTAGTCTGATCGATCGTATCAATCTACACTTCAAGATTGGTGCTAGTGCTATGCTTCCCTTTGCTGAAGATGAGAAGATCTTTGTAACTCGCACGGAGAATGCTGAGACTTTTACTGAGGTCTGTGAGATTGCTGTTGATGTGTATAACTTCAGCAAGCAAGAGAAGGTTCAAGAACAAGCTCCCCCTGAGATGCAACCCCAACAATCCACTCAAGGTGGGGGTGGTATGACTCAAGATGGGGGTGACTTCGAGAATGACAACGGGAATGCCAACAAAGAAGAGAATGCCAACGAAGGTGCTCCCGTTGGCAATCAATCCAAACCTCAAGGTGGTGGCGACACCGCTGGAGACCTTGGTGGCGAAGAAGGTGGTGAAGAAAGTTCCAAGACTCAAGATGCTTTTGATAATGCTGCTGAGAAACTGACTGACCGCCACGCTACCAATCCTGTCTATATCGAGATTCCTGCTGCTGTAAATCTCCCTGAGTTTGTTGCTGATTGGACTGAAGTCCATGACTGGATTGACGAGCAGCGTGAAGTTTTCCTTGCTGGTGGTGATTCTATTGATCGTTCTGATCGTTATGATGAGGTTGATGCTGCCTATCGTGAGTTCCGTAAAACCTCCCAGAAGGAAGTGAATTACCTTGTCAAAGAGTTTGAGTGTCGCAAGTCTGCCGATGCTTATGCTCGCGCAGGTCAATCTAAGACTGGTGTGCTTGACACTGCCAAACTTCACACTTACAAATACAACGAAGATCTCTTCAAGAAAGTGACTATTCTTCCTGACGGTAAGAATCATGGTCTGATCTTTATTCTTGACTGGTCTGGTTCTATGCAGAAAGAACTGATTGCTACTGTCAAACAACTTCTGAACCTGACTGCTTTCTGTAAGAAAGTCCAGATCCCGTTTGAGGTGTATGCTTTCACTAACGAATACTATGCTGTTCGTCGTGCTCAGCAAGGTAAGGATGAGTATATCTCTAACGAGGAATACTTCGGGTATCGTGGTTGTAAAGAAGGTGAGATCTATCTTCATGATGGTATGTTCCACCTGATGAACTTTGTGTCTTCTCGTTCTAACGGTAAAGATTATGAGCGTATGTGTCTCAATCTTTTCCGTGAGGCATATGCCTACAAGTATTATGTTGCTTACCCTACTACTGCTGGTGTCGGTCTTTCTGGCACTCCTCTGAATGAGAGTGTTGTTATGCTGAACTACCTGATCCCTGAGTTCAAGAAACAGAACGATCTTCAGAAGGTCAATGTCTGTATCCTGACTGACGGTGAGAGTTGCCAAGCATCTTACGGTCGCAAAGTTTATAACGACTATAAGGATGAATCCTCTATTCGTCCCCGTCGTATCGAATACAATACTGTCCTTCGGGATCGTCAGACTGGTAAGGTATATCCTGCTATGGATGGTTGGGAACATGCCACTAACACTTTCCTCCGTCAAGTTCGTGATCGCAACCCTGGCGTGAATGTTATCGGTTTCCGTGTTATGTCTGGTTCTGGTCTCTCTAATTTCGTTGCCAGTTATGCTGACCTCTCTTACTATGGTGAGGTTCAGAAGCAGTGGAAGAAACTACGTTCTGCTGTTATCCCTATGCCTAAAGGTTATACTGCCCTCTACGCTATCAACAACAATGCTATCGATGAGGAGGTTGAGTTTGAGGTAGAGTCTGGTGCTAAGAAAGGGGAGATCAGCAAAGCGTTCAAGAAGATGTTGGGGTCTAAGACGACCAATAAGAAATTGCTGAGTTCCTTTATCCAATACGTCGCATGACTTATACCAAAGGAGATATTTTTCTCCACAAATATACACACAAGTTATACATCTTTGATGGTGAGGTGTGGCGAGAAATTGTCCCGAGTTCTTACTTGGGAGACCAGTTGCCAAACCGTCCATCCACCCCCTGACATCGCCCCCTTTTGCCCTATAATAACTACATCAACGCAAGACACCAATGCCTGCTAAGTCCGATCTCACCACCACTCAACTCGCTGCTTACCTGTCCGAGAACTTCGGCAACGACATTTTTGCCAACGATGTTCGTTCTGCTTGCGAACACTTTGGTGTGACC